CATGACGACCGCATCTGCGCCACGACTCGTACCCATTTGCCAAATGGGAGTTTGAAAGGACGCTGCCTGTGCGCTTGGGCACGTCAAGACAGCCACCACGGTGAGCAACGTGAATGGCCAGAGAGAGAGGCGGAAGTATTGTCCGCGCCGAGGGACGACAGCGGGGGGAGGCCTTGCCTGGTCTTCCTCCGAGGGCGTATCTGGCTCGGGGATATCAATTCTCGTCTCTTTCTCTTCAACGCTCGCAGTTTGCGTCTGGGCTTGTAAGGTCAATTTAACTTCAAGCGCGGCTGGGATTGGTTCGTAGCCGCCTTTCCGTTCTTCCTCGTCTATGCATGGCCCATCCATGGCTGACGGGGGCGCAGTGCGGATGATTTCACGCACCACTACTGGTTTGGTTATTGGGCGGGCCAGTTCCCGCATTGGCGTGCGACTTGGTACCTCTGCGACGTCTTGCCTCGGCAACGCCGTCCCTGTGTTGTCGGCGGCCAAAGCGAACGGTGCCCCGTAGTCCTTCTCGAGGTAACTCGCGATGGAGGGCAGGTTGCCGCGGGCATTGTTGTATGCCGCGGCCAACCACGCATCACGGCCTGGGCCATAGCGCTCATCCCAATCCGCCGCCCCAAGGGAACTAGCGGTGGTGTCGGTGCTGGGTCCAGGCCGATGTTGCGCCAAGTCGTGTCGTGAATGGACTTCAATGGTGTCCTTGAAGCCAGTCGCGAGCCAATTGTCGATGAGTGGTTCACACAAGGGGCAACCCCTGTTGGCAGCTTGTGCAGAGCGGAGTTTTGCGAGGTAGCGGCCATCGCGGGTGCCCGCCTCAACCTCGACGGCCCACCCATCTTTGAGCCTGTCCCGCGCACATTTAGGAACGAACGCGTACCCGCTAGGAGAGTTAGCGCGCACCCACCAGCACGAATAGAAGTCGGCGTGCTGCGCTCCGCGTTTTTCAATGGGGTCCATGACCATGCCAAGGTGATGTTTGATCCAGTCGCGGACCAGTTCGGTGGCGTTGTTGGGCGCTGTGGACTTCCATTGGATGGAGCCGTCGTCACCGCCTGCGATGCCTCCGATGAAATGATCACCGAGGTGGAGGGCCTCAATGGCTGCGGATACGATGGCAATGTGGATGATGGTATTGCCAAAGGTGGTCCATGCGCTGCCGGTGACGACCTTCCCGCTAACCTTCATTTTCGCGTACGCGGACTGGCCAAGCCTGGCTTTGAGCGTGCGGTTAATCTGGTTGCGGAGCATGGTGTTCCAGTCGTCGTCACCAGGAAACAGTGCGTACAATTTCTCCATGAGGCATGGTGGGACGCTGCCGTCCCACCGGGAGAAGTCGTAACTATGCCACGGGTTGGCCTGGTCGTACACGCGTGGACCTAACGCCGCGAACTCATCTCGCGTCATGCCCGGCGCATAAATCCACCTTTCGAGGACGGTGGTGGCCTCACGCAAGCTCTTCGGCCAAAGTTTCTTAGCATACGCGCGGAGGCGTCTCTCCTCAATGCCCATTCTGATGACCACCGAGGGGGTTGGTATCTCAATCATGCGCACCCTCTTGTGTCCGAGTTCGAGCTTAGCCATGATGTCGTTGATGGACATACAGGGGTCGTCGGGGCGCGCAACCCAAAACGCTGGGACCTGGAGGCGCTTGCCGGTTTTTGTGCATCCCCTGTACACCGACATGACACGCTCGGCTTCGCGCGACCCCCTGCCTTTGCAATATTCAATGACCCATTCCTCCGCCTCCTGCAAATCTGGTGTGAAACGGCAGGGGCGGTCGTATGCCCCCTCACGCGCAAACAATGTTTTGAGGTCATTGAACACAGTCGCGACGGCGGTGGGGCACTTGGTTGGGGCGGGGATGTCGTTCTCCATGAACCGCTTCATGGCAGTGAGGGTGGTCTCTGGGTCCGTGGCAAAGACTGCGTTCTTTTCAGGATATGATGCGCCTGTCCGCATGCCCCTAGCCGTGTGGTTCTTCCACGCCCACGCGTCCGCCCCAGGGTTGAGTGTGAAAACGGCATTGTAGGGCTCGACCGGCGGGGGCATGGCGGTCGCGGTGGCATGCAGGTCCCACATGGTGTCACCAACATTGAACTCGTGTCCAGACACAGATGGGTGGCGGGTCTGCTGTGGGACGTCAATGTTCTGCATGGGGGCAGTGTCTGGCTCGACCAACATGAATGGGGCGTGGGCTGCAGCCAGCACCGTGAGGCCAGCACCGACCCATGGGGCCCACCAGTGGGGGGTAGTATACATGTAGGCAGCGGACGCCAGACATACACCCGACCACGCGGGAACCACCCACAGAGGCAAGATGGTGTCTTTCTTTCCCATCACCGCAGCGTTGAATGCCACCGTGTCATGATGCCACGCCGCCTGCAGGAAAGAGTAGGGCACTGCGGTCTCCTTGTATGCGATGGTCACTGCGGCATAAACCGCGATGGTGGCGTCAAAGCCAGCGCCCTGCATGTGGCCGACTGCGCGCGCCGCCGTG